GTACGCTTGGTGCTTATTTGCGGTGTTTATGCTGACTTTGCCAATCGCACGAGTACCGCGCCGGATTGTGCCAACGCCCATACTGACATTGACTTTTAATGGTTCGGTGCTGATGCTACCAATCATGCTTTGCGCACGCTGCGCCACCGCAACCGCACTTTGATTGACTAAATTACTCGCCATCTCAGTCAAGATTTTGTTGGCGTTATTTGTGTCCAAACTAAAACTAACATCTGCCATAATACTTTTATTATATCAATACTATAAGCAATAACATAACCATTACTATCCACCACTCCCCTGCTCAAGCCATGCCGCACATGTTTATAGGGGTCGCACCACTCCCCTGCCCTACCGTGGGGGTCGCTCTCTACCCCTGTTATTGCCCATTTTTTAGCCCCCTGCGAAAATCAGCCGGGGAAGTGGTCGGGGGAGAGGCGGGGAAGTGGTTTTGGCAACAAAAAACCGCCCACTATATTACGCGTAATCAGGTGAGCGGCAAAAACAGTTCAGCTATTCTAGTTAAAAGTGAAGGACCAAAACTCACTAGCTGCTGTACACTGATTTTAGCACTGTATAAATAGTTTGTACACTACCTGCGAGGGCGGCTTAAGAATGCACGCATGTCATCAACATCAAGCGCCACCACATCCTTATTGATTGCACGGGTCTGATCAACGTTACGCATGAAATCAGGCATAAATGGCTTAGGCATGTTGCGTGGTGGCTTTTTGGTGGCATCCTGCGTATTTTGCCACGCTAAAATGTCAAGCGAGTATGCTATTTTGTTCAACAATATCTCCCGCCAGCCCCATTGATTTGCCGGCTCTATTTTACAGAATGTGCGGCAATTTTGCGGCAACTGAAATAGCAAGCGTGCGGCGCGCTGGCGTGGTACTTGGCTAACATCAAGGTTGTAGTATTGCTGGAAGTCCGCCTCCAGTTCATCAAAATATTGGTGGCGTACACGTGCCAGCGCTAGTCTTTTGGGTCAAATTCGGACACCACCATTTGGTAGATTTGTAGTAATTTGGTTACCCTAAACCTGCCGTCTTTTTTCTTGAAATAAGCCGACATTTGCTCATAGCCATCAACACCAACTAGGTACTTAAATAGCGCCACAACCGCCGCTGATTGACCTTTGTTTTCAATGCGATCAATAATTTCAAACGCCTCAACATCATCAATTAAATCAGTATCAACTTTGAATTTATAGCCATCAAATTCAAACTCTTTGACTTGTGCCGGCACTGCTGGCGGCGTGTTGGTTTGTGATTTTGCTGGTGATTGTGTCATGTGTCAACTCCTTTTAGTTCATTAAACATTACAATTATAACACAAAAAGCGCCCCACAATGGAGCGCAAATTGCATAAGGTTTGGCGTGGTTAGGCTGCTACCGCAATGTATTCAACGTGCGAGTTTCCATTTTTATCTGGGTATGCAACAAACTTAGCCGGATACATAATAGCTTCGTTGTCAACATACTTAATCTCGCCGCTTCGGTCGGTGATTTGCCCATGCTCAACCACAATACGCTTGATACGCCCGCCAGTCATAGCAACCTCAAACACTATCACCTGCTCATCAAGTGGCTTACTGTTCGCCTTAATGGTAATAGCGCCACCACCCGCTACAGTAACGTTGCTTGGACCATAAATCACCTTTAGGGTTTCAGCATTAGTTTCAAGCAGGTTAACCGTAAACGTTTCCATGTATGAGGTCAAGCCGCTTAAAACGGTATCACCGCCCCAAGCCTTAACGGTTTCGGTGTCGGTTTCAACGCCGTTAACCAAGCCATCCTCACTAATATAGCCCAGTGACTTAAATGCTTGGTCAAGCGCTGTTGTTGCGTCGGTTGGTACTGTAGTACCTTTTGGCGCTATATAAACACCACCAGTGACTTTTGGCTTACCAAAACTTACATTTGCTGCTACATTTGCCATAGTATTTTTCTCCTTTTTTGTTATGGCAACCGGCACAACGCACGCTAATGCGTGGCTCTGCTTAAACCTATTATACCATAAAATGGTTACGGTTCTTTTTCACGATAAATCAGCCAAAAGCCAATTGCCGCACATAAATCAGTCGTACTGTTTGATAGCCTGTAAAACACCTCCACGGCGGGGTGGAGCGGGGGCGTGCCAAGCGACAAAATGCTTAGTGTTATAGGCATCAATTGCGCCAGTGCGTTTATAACCATAATCGCAATCAAGGCGTTACGTGTTGGCAATAAATCTGGTGATATTGGTGATTGTAATAGCGTAAACTGCTTAAGTAAAATGTGCGAAAAAATAACCAGAGTTGCAATTCTGGTTATTAGCAAAAAAGCAGTAACGCTAATGTGTACCACCGCCCGCCCTCTTTTTAACCGCATTAGCGTGCGTGGCTTGATGTATCCTGATAGTAAAATGGTTTTGGCGTATAGCCTCGTTTAGCTTTTCGGTGCTGTCTTTTATTTTCTGGCGTGCCTGTTTGCGCTCAAGCTTTAGGCGTGCCACCTCAATATTTGCCGCAAGAGTAGGGCGTGTTTGGCGTAAAGTCAATGCTGCTAACATTTCTCTCTCCCCGCTTCAATCTTAATTAAAAGCCTATCAAGGTTGTTACGTATGCCTTGGTCAACTGCCAGCCGTGCTGCCTGCTCCTCTTTTAAGTCATTGATACGCGCCTCATTTATCTGCTTATTTTCAGCGCGCAAGTTGCGGTTTTCAAGCCACAAGGCTACGATAGCCAAAACAAATAGCACTATGAATAAGCCGAGTAATCCGCCTTGTGACATTATTCCATCTAGTGCTTTTTCTAACATACAAAATCCTTATGTTTTCATTATATAAAATTATGGTCTGGCTAGCAATACGTGAAATATAGATTTTACGACTATGCCTGGCAATAAATATAGTATGGACGAGCAGGATACTGGTCAAAAATGGATTGACGGTCGCCCTATTTATCGTAAAGTTGTGCGTGGTACTGTAAATATGGCTGGTGGGTATAACACATCAAGCTTGCCACATGGCATTCAAGGTCTATCTAACCGCTGGGAGTTAATACGATACTATGGCAATATGCGGCTATCTGGCAATCTTAATAATAACCCTATCAAGCAAGCGTTGCCATACATTGAAGGCACACATCAATCAGGCATTACCTCAATTGATCAAACGAATATTACAATTTCTGGTAGCTATACTTGGGGCAATTCAGAAGTTAGTATTGTTTTAGAGTATGTTAAGTAGCTTAAGCTTGACCTATGGCTATCCAGCTAAAGTAATACGTGCCTCTTAGCGTAGCGCCGTCAAAACGCCGACATCTTGCCGTAAACCCTGAATTAGTAACGCCAACCGCACCAAATGCCGCGGCAGCCCAAGATGAATTTGGTGTATCTGTCCACGGGTCGCTAGCGCTACCATATCCATTATATGTACAAATCACGACAGGTACTGTACCGCTTTTGAATGGTTTTGAAAATTGAATATTTACAGGTGCTTCTAGGGTGTCGGCTGGTATTATAATCCTGCTCCGCCCGCATTGCATCACAGCAGGTTTTTCTGGTTGCGTATCATTGTCACGTTTAACCTGTACTTTTTCAGCAAGCGGCATTGTCGTAAAATCTATATTGTCAGCTTTAACCGCTTTTTGGGCAATATTATTACTATCAATCATAGTAGCAACCTTGCGGCGGTCGGTAAACGTTGCTGTGTTCATACTGGTTGCGCCGTTCGGCACTTTGACATCAGCCAGTACCATATACCTATTGCCAGCCCCAATTGCGGCTTGGATCATTGACTCGGCTGGTGCTTTGGGATCAGCAGCTGGCGTACCAGCAACTGCCGCAAACTTCAATATGCCGTTCACGTTATCAATAACTGCCGTGGTTGGCTGTACGGCACTGTCAATATACACAACCACGCTGTCAATACGTGGATATGTAGCGTTAGCCGCACTAATCGTAACCGTTTCAATAGCGTCACTTTGAATACGTTTGCCGGAGCTTGGCGTGCTGATGATGCCATCACCAGCCGCAATACGCACGCTCATACCGCCGCCAGCACTAACCGCAAGGCTTGTAGCGTTTGCCACGCAACTGCCGTAAGCGGCGTTTTCAAATGCGGTGTATGCGGCATCACTGTGCGCGCCGCCACCCATGTTAAATACACGTTTTGTCATTATTCGTTACCTCCGTAAAGTCCTTTATTATTTGGCGTTGTGCTAAGGCTGTCTAATTTCTGCCCGCCATTTATACCAAGCAGTGCCAATTCTGATTTCTTAAAATACAAATCACCTGTAGGGTTCGCATAGGCGATATTTTCGCTGTATGGACCAGCTGTCTGTTGGTATGAATTGATTGGCGGCAAATCAGCCGGCGCTTGCATAGCACGTTTAACCGCATCTAGCACGGCAAATTTCAGCGTGCTAGCATAAACACCACCAGGATCAGCTTGTACTTTTTTATCAAGGTCAACACCGGCGCGTTGTGCCATCATGCGTAAGCGATCGCTTGCAAGTGTTAATAAAATTTTAGCGCGATTAATCTCGTCAGGTGTTAGCGTGCGCCAATATTCCTGTAAATCAGCTGTAGTTGCAAATGGTTCACGCGTCATTTAGCACCTCCTTGCATAAATTGACTATTAATAGACGACTGCCGTATTTTCTGCAACTGTTCAGCTTCGCGCACTGAAATACCAAGCATTTGATACGACTGGACCGTTCCAATGAGCTCAGGCATTGCTTGAAATAGCTTATAAACTGCATCACCAGCTGCGCCAAGGTCAACTTGGAAAATTGGCGACCACGCTGGCACAATCTTCTTAAGTTTATCAGGCACGGTGTCAATGCCATCAATTGACATACGTAACGTAATAGCTAGTTGTTTAATTTGTTCACCCATTTCACGCTGAAGGCTTTTAGCTTCTAATAATAAATCATCACTCATTGCGGTCAAGCTATCGGCGCTTGTTGGGTTTGCAGTTTCATAGCCTAAGTTGCGGAGCGTTAGGCTTGTTTCTGCGCAAAAATCACGTGCCAAGTCCTTTTTCTGACCGCTGAATTGGTCAATACTCATTTGCGCCAATTGCCCAATATCAGGCTTATCACCGTCATCATCTTTAGTTACTGCCCAAACCTTGCCTAAAGCGCTGTCTAGGTTATTATCCTTTTCAG